TAAGGGTGTTTTAGTGCCTATACACGCATTGATAAGGCATATAGACCACTCTGATGAAGAAGAGTATAAAATTGCAGGTGTTAAGTTTTCGGACCTGCAAGCTATGGCTAGAGAACAAGAAAAATTAGAAGGAGATTATTAATGGATATATTTAGCAGGATAATGGACAGTTTCGATAAGCTACCCGATATGGTACAAGCGTTTATTTTTGTAAGTTTCGTAAGTATATTTTGGATAAGTGTTCTTGGCTAAGAAGCCCAGTAAAGACACAAAAGAATCATATAAAAAAGCTATAGAATTCGGTTGTGTTGTTTGTAAAAAGTATTACGGGGTATATACTAGACCTTGTATACATCACATAACTGGAGCTGGTATGGGACTAAAAGCTAGAGAGTTTATTCCCCTTTGTCATACTCATCATCAAGGATGGGAAGGCATCCACTTCCTCGGAAACGAAAAATTCGAGGAAAAGTTTGGCACACAAGAGGAACTTTTGGAGTATTACAAAAATGAATCTTGAACTTCTAACATTGCTCCTACCTAAGAGCCCTGATTTAGAAGTAAAATCTATTTCCCACGACGCACTGACCCCTCAAGATATATCTCATTTCTTAGCTAACAGGAATCTGACAAATGAAGAATATACTCTTATTATGAGTAAATTTATACAAGATGAATATGCAATGTCAGAATTGTATAAAACCATGAGGGAAATCACTGTTGTTTTGTTTGCGGAAAGATATAGATACACCGATGAAGATTGCACTGAATTCTTAGGTAAAATGAATATAAAAACTAACGAATATATATTGAATCTCAATTTTATAGAAAAATTTACAAAAATGGCGGTCGCAGAATCAATATTTAAAAGTTGTCTTGTTTGTAAAGGGACAGGAAAGGAGGCTGGTGAGAACACTATAGTTAAATGTTCTCATTGCGAAGGAACAGGGCAATTTATTTATAATGATATAAACCGCCCACATATGATGATGATTAAAAAATCAGTCTTTAAAAAGTACAAACATATATATCAAAAAATACTGGATAGAGTAATAGAGATAGAAGAGAAAGCACTTTCTAAGCTAGGAAACTAATGTTTAGTATTTTCTTCTATTACAGGTACGCCTTCTGATAAGTCAGGTGCAACATCATCTTGTTTGAATACTTTTAGTTTTGGTTGCAAATCAGGATTGCTAGCTATTAGCTTTTGTAGTTCTGCTACCAATTCACCGTCAGTTTTGTCTGCTGTTTTATCAACATTTAGATTTATGGTTTGTGAGGAAAAGTTACCTAATTCTAAAATTAGTTTTGCTGTGTTGAGTTTAACGGCATCTTGTTCTGACAGCAAAAGGTCTTGCAACACTGAGATAGCAGAACCAGCTGCAGATGAAATCCTTTCTTCTTGCTTTTTTCTTATGTTTTCACTATATTTTTTCTTTAAATAAGCTCCCATTTGTCTTGGCTTGCTACTGTCTGACCACCCAGCTTTTATACAGCTTTGTGTTGCATTGCCAGCGGTCTCGCCTTCACAATAAAATTCTATAAATTTATCTTCTTTTTCTTTATCTATTTTTTTTGGCATTTAGTCCTCCATTATCAAAAATATGTATACAACAGCAATCAGTGCTGCTATTGACAAACCCATCATTATCATCATTACTGCATCCATCACTACCTAAGAGGGTTATCAGAACGAGCTTTTATCTCATCTACCTTAGCTTTGAGTACAGCTATTTCAGCTTTATTAATCGCTATGTCTTGTTCTAATGGTTTAATGTTTGGTGCAGATTGAGCTTCTAGTACGTCAATTCTTTGGATTAACTGACCTTGAAATACAAAAAGTGAACCAATAGTTATAACTAAACCTACGATTCCTGCTATTGTTTTAATATCCACGTATCCTCCTTAAGTGTTCTTCTGCTCTAATTCTTTCATCTACTTTCTCCTGAACATTTTTTTGATATTGCTGTACAGGGTCTTGATTGCCATATGAAATTTCTGCATATATATTTCTAGTATCAATATAGTCTCTGATTTCATAATAATTACCACCATCTATATTTAATTGATTGTTGAATATGTTGTTGTTTGTGTTTGTATAATTGTCTATATTTTGTTTCGATTGCATTGTCTTAGCTACTATCATTGATGTAGCTATTAGTCTTTGGTCTACATTTTTTATAGTTTCATTTACTTTTTTTCTGATTGATTCTACTGAAACAACTTGATTACTTCTTGGAGAAACTCCCGCATCCCTGCTTTCTTCCACCTCTTGATTTCCGCTTTCGATATTTTCTTCTGCTCCAGCAGTAGTTTCATCTCCAGCATCTCTATCTCGACTTGTTCTTGTTTCTCCTTCTCTGTCAATTTCATTTTCTGTAGTAGCCCCCGAAGGTCCATCTATTTCTTCACTAGCAACGACCATATCTTCTTCTTGAGATTGCTCAACAACTCTATCATCTTCGATGGGAGCTGTGTCACTTTGTACAGTAGACTCTTCTTGTACTGCAGTTCTTGTTCCTTCTGAACCTGTTTCTCTATTTGGCGAGCTTTCTTGTTCATTTGCTCCGCCCACGTTTGGTCGTTCTGTTCTTTCACTTGTTGCGACAGTCTCTTCTTCAACTGGTCTTGGTTCATCGACTCTTTCAAAGTCTGCGGGACTTTCTGATTCTCCTGGACTTTGGACGATTGACTCTTCTGCGAAGAAGCTTGCGATTTCTTGTATACTTTCAATTGGTCCCTGGTTGTCAAAACTTTCTGTTGCTTCAAAGAAGCTTTCTTCAATTTGGATTTCTGTTGCGACTTCCGAGAAGTTCTCTTGACTGTCATATCTTATCTCCTCACCTATAGTAGGCAATTCATCAAAGGTTTCTAACTGAGGTAGTTCTGCCATTTCGGAAAATTCTTCTACAGGCGGTGCTAGATTGAATATTTCTACAACTCCTGTGTTAATTTCTTCTACAGCTAATGTCTCTATATAGATTTCTTCGATAGGCATTAACATTATTTCTTGAGTATCGTATAACTCAAAACTAAATTCTTGTGGTTCAAATTCTATTATTTGTATATCAGCAGCTTCTTCTACAAACTCTACAGCTGTTGCTATTTCAGCCTCCTGTGTTGTGCTTAAAAATATTGGATTAGGTTCGTAGTCTATGACAAGCGTTGGGTTTTTTAAGTCTACTGCTCTATGATATTGAGACTCAGAACTCTCTCTAAAATCAAATTTAACATTAATATTATAATTTGTGTTACTGTTCATGCCCTCTATGTAAGTAGAGGTATATGTTTGATAAGGTGTGATTGCACTAAATGCTACGGTTCTTTTTTGAGTTGTAACTGTGCCATCACTAGCTGTGATTGTTTGAATCATATCTGTTTCACTAGATAGATTATTCCAATGCCATATGTCAGCACCTAATGTAGACGACCAACCATATTGAATTTGGTCTTCTGTTAGATGCTCAGATAAACTTACATCCCTTTCAATGCTGTCACCATGATGTGCTGCAACAATACTGTTGCCATGATTATGAGATGGGTCATTACATGTCCATTCGTTATGGTTAGAGTTATTATTAAAAAACTGTTGTGGTAATAAATTATTTGTAGTTTCTGCACTAGCTAGTGTGCTGACAATTAGCATTACTAGAAGAAAAATATTTAATCTATCTAAATCCATTATTCATATACTGGTGTTGGTACGCTTTGTTCATTGCTTCCATAAATTTGTATGGGCCTTAATTCTAGAGTTTTACCTGCACATGAAGACAATATTAGGCTAGTCATGATTATGATTGCTATGGTCTTCATTCATACTCTCTTTATATTTTCTGTATTGTTCTACTTTGTCTTCAGTTTTCTTGCTTTTATTAGATTTTACATATGTAGATTTGTTTGTTTGCTCGTAGCCACCAACCTCATTCCATCTTACTTTAGCTTTTTCTCCTATGAGCCCATCAATTGGGCAAGGCGTTCCTGCATCCCACATTGATTGCCAAACGTCCTTAGCTTGGCACATCAAAGATATTGCTGCTACTTTCATGCCTAGCTTAGCTAAGACTGAAGTCGATTTTCTACGCTCACATTCATCATCTCTCATATAACTACCAAATGAGCCTGAGAAACCGATAACGGTTACACCCGCAGCTAGTGGGATTACACAGCTATCTTGCCCATAAACGCTCATTCCTGGGGCTGAAGACATGTTAACAGGCGTTCTGCTAGCTTGGTTTGTAGTTGAGTTTGAAGTAGTATTGTTTGTGGTATTGGAACTTCCGCTAGAATAATTCGTTGTAACATCAGAGTTGTAGCCTCCAGTGATAGCGGTTTGACTTCCAGAAGTCGATGTTTGAGAATTTGTGGTAGCCCCTGAGCTAGTGACGTCAGCAAAAGATGATTCGATACTTAGAAGCATTATTATTAAAGCTAGTATTACCAGTGCTGGTTTTAACCTTTTCCACGACATTTCCATTTCCTCAACGCTAACGCTTTTCTTGTTGGTCTACCTTTACTGTCTTTCATAGGGCCTTTGACTCCTCCCATTCTTGCACAAAAACTTTTACGCCTAGCTGCTGCTTTAGAACCTTTAGGTGCTTTGCCTGTAACTGGTCGTTTTAGATTAGCTCCTGTTTTGTTTTTGAAATACTTTCTGCCAGCTTCATTTAATCCACCAGTTTTGTTTTGGTACTTCTTAGCTACCATTATTTTCTTACCAAACTTCCGCCAAAATATAAACCGATAATTGATGAGACAACGTGCGTATCTAGGGGCGTTATGACCAATGCACCTGTCATTGGTTTCCATTGTGTCATGTCTGTGCTTGACGCAAATATCCACCAACCTTGCATAACTTCTTCTGTATAACCAACATAAATAGTTAAGTCAGGATTTATAAATGGTGCAAGTTTAGGTATAACCAGTATAGATACTACTGCTATCAAGGCTATCCAACGTCTAGTATTTTTAGTAAATGCGTCAGTAACTTCCCTAGCTTTGTCCACTTGTGCTGCAGCGAACTCAGCTCGTTGCATAAACATTTTTTGTTTCTCAGCTTCAGCTTGTGATTTCTGAGCCATAATAGATAACACGCCGCCCAGGATTGTGCTAGCTAGCATGCTTAATAATTCCATAGGTATCATGATTGGTAAAAATAGCTCCCGACGACTGCAGCAATACCGCCTAGCCAAGCGACTACCGATACAGCTCCTACGCCTTTGTTGACTCTTTCTTCTAATTTAATAATTCTTTTATCCATCTGATGGAGTTGTTCCATTATTTGTGTGTTTGTAACCTGTTTCATTATTTTAATGACCCAAATTGTTTTTGTTCTTCTGTCAAATTGATAGTATCTGCTGCTACTGGTGCTGCGACCATCCTTGCTGCTTTCAAAAAAGTAGGGTCGTTTTCTTGTAGTTTTCTTAAATAATGTCCATTAAATATTTTTGCTAATGGTCCAGCCTCTTGTTCCATATAATCATATAATTTTTTTCTTGCTTCAGGATTTGTCGGTGCATTTTTTAGAAGTGAAACAACATTATCATATTTATATGGTTTTGCCATGATTGCAGAAAGTAGTCTAAAACTCATGCCTGTTGCCAAACCAGCTAAAGGACCGCCTGCTGCTGCCATACCTCCCACACCTACAAAACCAGTTATGGTTCCTGCACTTATTCCACCAGCTAGCTTAAGAGCCATTGACCTTTGTATAAATTGGTTTAGTGCTGGCCTTTCAGGTAAAAATTGTAAAAGACTTCCATAATCTCTTAAATTATCCCATGTTATTTCTTTTAGCGGGGCTGTTTTCCCGTTCACTGTAGCAGTTTGCGTTTTCCTTGCTTCGTTTAAATTTTTAAGAATTAACTGCATCCTGTCTTTAGCAACCGCCATTTCTGTTGCTGTGCCTGCTGCACCAATTTTTTCTAAAAATAACTGTCTTCCGTTACCGCCACCTCTGTTTAGATAATCAATAATGGTGCTATCAAAGATATCGTCTAGCTCGCCTTGTGCTAGTTTTGCATATTGTTTTTGTCCTATTAAATCTATTAAATTACGATGCTGTGCAGTACCACCTTGTTTATAAAGTTTAGTTAATATCTCTTCGTAACCTGCATCTTTGTATTTGCCTGCTGCACGCCTAACAGCTTCTGTTGTTGAACCAGGTAGAACAAAGAAGTCACCATCTTGTGTTCTTTTTAATAGTTCGCTATAAGTTTTTCCGCCGCCTGATTTGACAAGAAAACTGTTTCTCATTGCATTATTTAATTTGTCTGCAAATTCTCCACCTTCTCTAAAGACGATATTTGTAGCACTTAACATTCCTGTGTCGTCTGCTTTTCCTAGAAAGTTTAATTGTTCTGCTCTCGATTTTGTTAAATTATCTAGTTGATTTTTTACAATAGTGCTTTCATTTCTGTTGAGACCACGCATTATATCGTTGTTTAATGCTGTTCTTGCTTCATCAAAATTTCTATACAAGTCGTCAGCATATGCACCATCTACTCTATTAAGTAAATCTCTTTCGACTTTGTTCATATCATTAAATAATCTTTTTAGTTCGAATGGGCTTATTTTTTTTCCGCCATCTAATTTTTTAAAAAATGCTTTTAGCTCAGGAGGATATCTTCCTTGCGAACCAGCCTCTCCTATTCTATTCCACCACGCTTGTAACGAGCCAAAATTTATATTACCTTTTGCCATTGCTGCTGATATTGCAGTGGTTGCACTGCCTGAAGCTTTACTTTGTCCTTTTGTAAAAATACCAAACATATTGTCTAATTGTTTAGAATATCCTTTTGTGTAATCGTCAGCTTGATTTAATAATTTTACATAAGCCTCTAAATTTATTTCGTCAGGTGCGTAACCTGCTTTTTGATTTAAAACATATTTGTTTGTTGCTTCATCAAATTTGAATCTGTTAGAAAATTTTGCAGCTGCTTGGTCTAAGGTTGCTCCTGAAGAAACGTCATCCATTAAACTATTAGCTACAGATTTTAAACTTTTTTCATATGATTCTCTCAAAGGTGTTCCGATAAAAGGTGTTCTCGAAAAGGCCTCCATAATTCCTCTAATGGTAGGATTTGCGACCATAGCATTACTTAACACAATACCTCTCTCCTCAGCTGTTTTTAACAACTGGTTTGCAAACGCATTTTCTGACGCTGCATATTTATTCATGCCATTTCTGATGGCTGTCATTCCTTGTGTAACTCCTGGAATCATTTTTGCACCAGCTCCTACGCCTGCTAATCCTAGCTTAGCTCCTTGATATCCTAACTTAGCCATTTTACCAGCAACTGGTAAGCCAGCCATAAAAGCAGCGTTAAACCCAGCAACTTCTGTACCTGTGCTCATTGCATCTTTGATTGCGTTATCGCTTGTTGCTTGCGGTGCTCCCATTATTTTATTGTAAACAATGTTACCTAGTGCTGCACCACCACCTGATGCTAAACTTTGTTGTGCTATATAACCTACCCAACCTAGCGGGTGTGCAAGTCTTGCTCCTCCCCATAAAAGAGAACCAGCGACAGCTCCTCCTATTTCTAATCCTAATTTTGCATTGTCATTATTATCAATATTTTCAGGAATATCTTTATTATTAGGGTCGATTGCTCCTAATGTAATTCCCATTGTTCTTACCTGATTGTGATATTGCTCAGGAGTAATCATATTTTTTTCTAATAATTTAGCACCAGCACTTTTGTAATAATTAAACATTTGACTTGCTTCATTACGTTCTAAAAGAGCGTCTCTTTCTTCTTTATTCATTTTTTGTATGGCTCTCCAGGAACAGTAGCGTTAAACATAGCTAATACATCTTGCAATCCCTCTTCGTCATCAGGGAATTCATATCCTATAGGTACATCAGGATAGGCATTTACGTTTGGTTTAGTACCGCCTTCTGTAAATCCATTGATAACTACATCTAGTCTTTTTGATATTTGTTCTGCTTTCGCTTTTTGTTTAATTAATTCTATTTTAGTTTTTCCTGAAGCTACATCTATTTCGCCGTCAAGTTCAGGCAACCATTGATTGAATTTATTTCTTAATTCTTCATATCTTGTTTGTGCGTATGCGTCACCACCTACCCATTTTCCAACTTGTGGTATAAGTTCTTCTATTTCTCTAAGTAAATAATTACTTGGTCTGCCTTTGAAAGAACCTGTTAATACAATTTTTATTTGTTTATGTAATGCTGTTGCAGCTTCTCTTGATACCCTTGTCCCAGTTTGTTCCATACCAAATGTCTCGCCGATAGCTCCAACACCGAAAGAAAGACTGTCTAACATGCCATAAGCTTGATGGATTGTTGCATCTTTAGCTGCTTGCTCAGCTGTATATACTTGTGCTATTTCTTTAGGGTCCATCGTTGGTTGTACTTCTTGTCTAAGTTTTTCAACCTCAAGCATTTTCTTTTGATTATCTAAACTTGTTCCCATAGCTTTTGCTTGCGAAGTTCTTAATGTATCTATTTTTCTCGAACCGCTACTAAAAGCATCTTTAAAAGATTTACCAGCAGCAATATCTCCTGTTATTCTTAGTATTGCTGTGTTAATTTCTTCTTCTGTATATGCCATAAAATTATCCTCGTTTTCTTTTATCGTATAAATTCGGTACGTCTAATCTAAGGCCAGGTGATACACTGTAGCTTCCCATTTTGACTGTAGTTTTAGGAGGTTCATCTGTCATTAAACTTCCCATTGTTAGATACATTCCTAACAATTCGTATGCTTGGTCTTTTGTAAATGCAGGTCCTGCATCTGCTGCCTGTTCTTCATCGAAAAGATTATTTTTCTTGAGCAATGCCTCGTCTTCTCTTTTTACGAAGTCACCTTTTATAGTTCTACCTTCAGCGTCAACGTAATCATCATATGGGTCATCAAATATGTTTTTAACTTTGTCAAACAAAGTAGTTCCTTGTCTGCTCAGTGCGTCTTCAATGTCTGTTCTGTCTTTAGCTACTTCTTCAGCGTTTTCTTTAAAAAGATTGCCAACTTCGTTGACATCTATTCCTGCACCTGTAACAACTCCAGTGCCACCCATATCAAAATCTTTTTTCGAAAAGTTTTTATTGTTTTGTTCTTTTAGTGTCTTGTCTATTAAAGTAACAAGTTCAGAAGTATTTTGTATACCAGTTGCGTTTATACCTAATTTGCTTGCAACTTCTTCAGGCAATAAATAAGTGTCTCTAGTGCCTGCGGCAGTGTAATCTTGATACATAAATTGTTTTCCGAATCTGCCTGTGTTTAACAATTTAAGTTGTGCATCTGTTTCAGGTGCAACACCTGTTTGTCTTCCTGGAAAATTCACAGCTGATACATCGCCAAAATATCTTGGTACATCTGAAGTAACATTGACTTCACTAAATCCACGTGGACCTGACATGCCTAAAAATCCCTCACCGCCAAAATTCAAACCTAAATAATTATCAATCGGTCTTACATAATTTGGTTCTCTTGGGTTAGAAGTTTGTACATAAGGCAAAGCTTTTTCATAATTACTTTCCATTAAAGGAAACGCAGTATAATCACTTACCCTACCTAATCTTTCTTGCGTAACACCTATTTGTGAATTGTCAGTGTAACCAGGAAACAAATTATCAAATATATTTGCCCCTCTTTGTGCACTATCTTGTGTCCTGTAACCTTGGTTAGCTTCTCTTTGGAGAAAACCTGGAACATTGGGAAGCGGAGCTGGTCCTCGTTCGAATATTCCGCCTGTGCCAACTGGATATTCAGTTCTGACTGCACCTGTTACATCGTCACGATATAAAAGATTGCCTCGTTCGTCTGCTCCTATAAATCTTTCAGCCATAATATCTCCTAGTCAAATAGACTTCCTAATAACATTCCAGCAGCCATACCCATTGGTCCGCCTAATGCTGCTAATCCTGATGCTCCAGCAGCTCCACTAGCTGCTGCTTGTGCTGCTGTTTGTCCTAAAAATGAACCTGCTGTTCCACCTAACATTCCTGCTCCAGCTGCACCACCAGCTAAGGCACCAATCGTTCCGCCAGTACCTAGGCCTCCGCCACCACTACCATCTGTAAGTGTTGTAGTGCCAGGAAGCATACTTCCAGCAACGACGTTGCCGTATTGGTTAAGTGCTTGGTAAGGAGCTTGTTGTCCAAACTCGAACCTTGCTCTGTCTGCATCAATTGCTTGTTGTGCTCTTTGTGTTTGTAAATTACCTAATCCCATTAATGTTTGTGATGGTTGCATTAAGCTTTGCATTGCTATAGGCACGTTGGCTATAGATGCTGCTTGTGTTCTCAATGCGTTCTCATAAGCTTGGTTGTACATTCCTGCACTTATATCACCTGCTCTTGTCATGTAATCGCCTATGACGCCTTGTTCTAATAAAGCTTGTCTATCACTGTTAAGTTGCCCTGCTTCGTTAGCTCCTCGTCTAGCTTGTGTTAAAAGGTTTTGTGCATTTTGATAAACTGGACGCAATGCTGCTGTAGCAGCTCCTGCTAGGTAAGGGTTGTTTGCAACATTTTGTGGTCCCGCTAATTGATTTTGTATTGCTGGTAATAAAGAGCCAGCTACCTGTGATTGTGCACCTGTTGCACCTAACCTAGCAGCCTCCTCTCCTATCATCTGTAATTCAGATGGACTTGCTATTGTTTGCCCAGGAAAATATTGTTGCGGACCTGTCTCATACAAATTTTGTGCTTGCGAATATAGTCTACTTAAATGTGGAGCCTGTATTAAAGATGGCTCCATTCTTTGGACTTGTGTTCCGCCGCCGCTCGATTTACCCATAATTTACCTCTAGTGTTTTACTGTTAATTCTTTACCAAGCACAGTGTATGTGTGCTCATAACCAAACTTTTTCAATTTTTTTATAAAACCTTTTCTGCATGCAGTTTCCATAGAATCGCAAGCTGCCGCAAAAGCCCATTCTTCTAAAACATCTAAAAACTTATCTACCCAAGTGTCTAAATCACGACCGCCTAGAGTAACTATTCTACATGTCCTTCTTTGTGGATAATTAATAACTTCAGTAGTCAAACAAGATATTACTTTGCTGTTTTCGTCATAGACTAGCCAAAGTTGCATTTCTGTTTCTAACAATTTATCGTATATGTCTTCTACAGTCATTTCGTCTTTGCTTTTAGAATTACCTAAATCTATATATTCTTTACATATCGGCCATACATCTTTGACTCTGTCTGAAGTTATGCCTGATATATATATCATAATTTAGTGTAGTTACCTGCTGCGTTTACAAAGTATATGCCCTCACCTGCACTGCCAGGATTAAAGTCAGAGCCATCAGCGTAGACAATATCTCCTTGTTTCTTTTTTGAAGGTTCTACATTTTTTACTTCTATAAATGTTGTTGCATTTTCTTGTAATGCACCTTGTAGTTTAGTAAGTTCCTCGAAGATATATCTAGGTAAATCTTCAGGATTACTAGGTACTGGGTTAGGTGTATATCTTGGTGCTTGTGCCATTATTTAAATATTCCCGCAAATGCTTTTAAATCTTCTAATATGCCTGTTTGATGAGTATCTGAAAACAAGGTAGGTCTAACATCGACTGGCATAGCTGGTCTTCCTGCTGCGTTGTTTATGACTCTAAAATCGTCAGGATTTGGTAATAGTTTAAATCCAGGAATCATGTTAGGGTCTCTGCCAGTATCTACCCTTGCTTGTGATTGTTCATTACTTATTCCTGTGGCATCTCTAAAAGCACTATTTATTTGATTCATTTCGCCAAGGTTATAAGTTATGTTGTAATCATCTGTTTTTGGAATATCAGGAAAGGTTGGGAACATTGTTCCTACTCCTGTATTTATAGGTTCCATTTTTGTTCTTATTGTTTCTCTGCCTTCTCTAGCAGGTCCACTCATGTAGACGTTATTCATTGCATTATGATAATCTACTGCTGGCTGTATAAGCTTAGTTTGATTGTCAGGTGCTAGCTCATCAAATGGCAAATGTTGAAAGTCATCGCTTTCTTGTAGCATTTGGTAATAATCATTTAACGATGGCATTATCTTTCTCCCACTACTTCATATTCTATGTCATAGCCATTTAATTCAAAAGTTGTAGCTGTGGTGTTTTGAAACTTTATTGCTATGTATTTCCCAGTGCTTCTTGCGTCTACTTTGTTTTGACTGCTCGGGTCTATGCTTTGTTGATTATTGTAATTGTATGTACCGTCAGGGCTCATAGAACTTCCTACAAATATTTCAGCTGCTCCTGTGCCTGCAAATCTTGGAGTAATTTTTCTTACTTGTTTTACAGTGTTTGTGTTTCCGTCTAAGGTTAATCCTTTTTTTTCTAATATCATTGTAAAATTATCTCCAGCAAAATCAAAACCGTTGTCTCCTCTGTAAAATTTAGTATCTGCTGTCCCAGCCATCAAAATAGATATTTCTGTAGGATTGTAATTTCTTTGTCCCCAGTTAGAAGATGTGCTGTATGCTATCCAACTTTGTGATTGTCCTGACCAAACAGGAGACCCTGCTGTTCCAGGATTAACAATGCCAGTGCCAATGTGCAATATGTCAGGCAAGTCTCTAAAACTAAATGCGTTTAATTTATAGTTCCATACTAGGGCTCTGTTACAATTAGTAGAACCTACTGTAGGGTAACAAGTCCATATTTCTGTTTTTTGTACATTATGTAATGTAAATATATTTTTAAAGTTTGTGCCGTCAATTTCGTTAAAAAACTGTCTTCTAACTAAGTTTGTTGCAACTGATTGTTTCGAGACTCCATTGTGTACTATCAAATCTCCTTCTGTTACTACAAAATGTTTACTATCGAATTCTACAGCACAGTTCCTAGATAAAATTCCTGTATCGTTAAATAATTTTTGAAAACTAAATACTAAGTTACCACCGATATAGTTCATCAACCAGGTGCTTCTTTCTTTGTAAATAATAAAAGATTTATTTAAAGGAAAACCATCTACTATGCTGTCTCCTTCATCGCCTATAGTATTAGTTCCAGCATCGTTTGTAGCTCCTGCTACCCATGTACTAGGAACACCTGTAGATGTATCTGACCATCTTACTTTGTTTTGGAAATCGTTTCCTGATTCTACCATGTTCATAGCTATTAAATAATTTCCATAAGGTCTTATGGATTTACATGTTGTGCTAGCTGGCCAGTTGTTTAAATCTACAAATTTACTTGTGCTCGCATCATATATTTGTGGGTCATCAATACCGTTGCAAAGCAAAGGCCTGCCGTTAAAAATAGAGCCTACCCAATTACCTGTAGATATTAAATTAGTAGAATAATCTCCACCTGATGCCCTTGTAACATCGACATTATTAGTACCGTCTGTTCTATAAATTTTAGCAGTTCCTGCGTAAAACCAAAAATTTGTTGTTCCAGTTAAGTTAAGAACAAAATAGGGTGCTACAGCAGGTGCTGCAAATACTTGGTCATGCCCCAGCATTTTTTTTGCGGCATTATCTTCGAATCTTACATTTTGTGTATGTGAAAATATTTCATTTGGCAACGCTGTAGGGTTTATGTCTTTTGACATTCCTTTTGGTGGCCCTACCTGTAATACAGCCATTACGCAGTTCTCCTCCACATGTATGCAACAATGTACGGGTTTAAAATACTGTGAGCTTGTCCACCACCAGTTGCGTCTGTGAGCATATTGTCTGCAATATTAACTCCATTACCGCCTGTTATATCGACATCATTATCATTAGGAGCAGGTTTCCAACCTTTCGGTCTGTTGTGAGTATGTGATGGCATTTCAGAAATAGTTAATGTATGTGTTTTTGCACCACCTGTTTCTTGGAGTGTGTCGAAATCACTATCTGCTGCGTTATATCCAACAATCATTCTTCCTGAGCCAAATGCTACCCATGTACCAAAACCTAATAAAGTTCCAGGGTTAGTTGTTACTGCTGCATTTATGTAGATACTTCCTACAGGATAAACTGCAGCTAATGTTGTAACTGCGT